CTTACCTGCTGAGAATGTAGCACCATCACCTGCAAAAGTCAGGTCTAGTGTATCTGCAGAGGCAAGAGTAACGTCTGCTGCTGGAGTAGCTGAAGGAGCATAAGCACCATCAGAAGCACCATCAATATCGAATGCAGCAACAAATTCGTCAGCATCTGCTGCACCAAGTGTTGCCGTAGCATTCGTACCTGTGTTCATAGTTGCAGAAGTTACAACTTGAAAACCAGCATGAATTACTCGTGTGTTGGCAGGAATAGTAAGGCATTGAACTACATCACCAGATGAACAGTCAATAGCCTGTGCAGTTAGGTCAATAGTTTTTTGTACCATGTACGGTGAACGTCCACGTTGTGAACTTCCATGTGCAGGTAACAATAATGAAGTAATAGTAGCCATTTATTAAACCTCCCTTACGCTGCGTTGTATTGTGCAACAGTGATAGCTTCTGGACGAAGTACCTTTCTGCCGTACAAATGCATCCCACGAACAATATCAGCAAAGCTATCAGGATCTCTGTAGGTTTCTGTTTTATTGATCTGTTCTGCGGTTGCTATAGCTGAGTCATGTCCAGCTACGATAACACCATAATTAGCAATTTGGTTTGCAGTACCTGTAGTACCTGGACCTGTGCCAACTGATGGTAGGTTACTAGAAACATACAGACGGAAACCACCAAGATTATTGACAGCTAGTCCGTTACGTATACTTCCTGACTCACCGAAGTCTGCATTATGAAGACGTGAATCTTCGTCTCGCAAGATTTCCATGAACACTGGATCTACTACAAGCCAACGACCTGCTGTATCAACTTGCTGTTGATCAAGCAAACGAGCCATACGAGCTACTACCATAAGAGGTGAAGCAGTCGCTGTTGGAAGTGCAGTTGCACCAGGTAATCGAGCAGCAATCGGAATTGAATGTGCTCCTGCGGAACTTGTGGTAATGTTACCAAAGTCACCTTTTTGCAGTTTCATGCTATCAAGCAATTCGTCTGTACCTGCAGTAGAAACAGCAACAGTACCACTTGTAGTGGAGTTTACTGTGTCAGCAGAAGAGTGCAGAGCTGATTGCTTAAAGCCTGATAAGTAGCCAAGAACTTCTTGGTCGTACTGATCTGCTAAACGATATGCAGCACGATCTGTTGCAAGCTGCATGAAGTTAACGTGTGAATGAGCTTCCTCAATGTCGTCCATTTTAAAAGCAAAGTAGTTTGCTTTATCGACTACAAGTGAAAAGTCTTCATCGTCAAGATCTTGTGCTGTAACAGTTGTGCCACGGGCGTATGAACTAACAGAAATTTCTGGCTCTTTGATGATTTTGACTGTATCACCTTGAGCAGCTATCTCTCCGAAATAGTCAGAGTTAGTTATATCACCCACAACAGTACTCTTGCGAAACGCAAGTTGTACTTTTTTAGAATAGATTACAGGACTAAAATTACCGTTAGGTAGATTCCCATAACCTGCTGCGGTTGTAAAAGCCATGATTATGTCCTCCTTGGATGTTTGGCTAGTAGCTAAACATAATGACAGAGAGGCTGACATTTTCTAGGGTGCGAGTAATCTTTAAGTTGGCCTACTTAAAAACTATCGGGCCTATACTTGGCAGGTAGTTCTTCTTTTATTGTTTAGACTTATTGGGTTTGAATAATAAACAGAGGTTGTCCTAAAAGGGGCTTTGTTTATTATCCCTAGTTATACTGTTAATTTTTTATTTGTCAACAGCTTATTACCGAGCATTGCCCGATACATCGTAAATAAATTTACCTGAACGCATTGCTTGGGTAATTTCTTCCGATTTCTCTTCAAACTCACGGTTAGACATTTTTGCTACATCAGACTCTTTAATACTATTACTAGAGTCATCTGCGTCTACCTTAGTTTTAGAACCTTTGCTTACCATAGAGGCAGCAGCTTTAGATTTAGCTTTTTTATCTTTAGTAGTTAAACCTTTATCTACTTTATAAAGATCTATAACACGTACTACAGAAGCTGGATCATCAGCATTTTCATATAAAGCATTTTGAACCCATTTAGGTTGAGCATCTGCCCATGTATGGAACTCATCTGCTTCTCTTAGCTTGTCAAAGTCAGGGTGACTTTCTCGAATTACATTTTCAGCTTTAGTTCTAATAGCTTCACTTTGTACTTCATCAAGCTCTTTAATTCTATTTTCTGTCTTACTAAATAACTCCTGTGCTTTTTTTTGTGCAATAGTTTCTACTATTCCAGCTACATCAGGATATTTTTCTGCCCATGCTGCTATATCTTCATCAGACTTAGGTGGTGCAATTACTTCATTACTAAGACGTTCTTCAAGTACCTCAAACTTTTCCTTCCAAGATTTTTCTTTTTCATTCATATGGCGTCTTAAATCACCGTATCTTTTCTTAAAAGATTTTTCTTCTCCAGTAAGCTTACTATCATCTTCTTCAGGAACTTCTTCAGCTTTTACTTCCTCTGTTTCTTCAGAAGTTTCTTTCATAAGCTCTTCTATTTCTTTTTCTTCCTGTTCAATCCTTTGCCTATTTTTATTATAGGTTGAATCTACAAAACCAACTTTCTTTTCTGGTCTTACTTCTGTATCTAATTGAGGCATATTTATTCTCCTTATGTTGGGGTCAGCCGTAGCCGAGTAGCCTTATAGTTATTTTGAGTTTTTCTTTTTCTTTTTTTGAACTAAACCTCCAGTGTTCATTTTTTTATTAGTGTAGTAACCATGTTTATCATAACCTTCTTTGGACTTCTTAGAAGCTAATCCACCTTTGTTATATGGAGAGTAACCACTTTCAGAATTATAAGAACTTGACATACTAACATTACCACCTACAGCATCGTCATAGTCAGGATCATCTATATCCATATCAGAACCTTCACCTGCAAGCCCTATACCTCCACCTGTACCACCTGTTCCTACACCCGATGTAACACCACCAGAAGTTACATCTCCATCAGGCCCTCCTATGCTTGGGTCTTTTGCATTTATTTCTCTTTGTTTTTTATCTTGGTCTGCATTAACTCTATCTAAAAGATTATTTCTAGCTTCGTAAGCAGGATCATTTTTATCCATTTTTACAACTTCAGAACGTAGTCTAGTAACAGCCCTTGAAAATGGAGTTGTATTTTTTACACCTCTAATTTTTTCAAATGCTAATTTATCTATTGCACTAAGACCTCTAACTAACCCTGTTTTTGCAAATAATTTATCTGCTGTAGTAAGAGTTCCTGTTAAAGTTCTATCTATAAATTGATCTCTAGCTCTAGATAAATCAGATTCATTTCCTGCACCTAACCAATTACCTTGATCGTCATATGCTGCATCACCTATACTAGGTTCAGGTTTAGCTATAGTAAGATTATCTAATTCAGATCCTGTACTAGTTTCTACCCTGCTAAACCCTTCAGGTATTGGTATAGGAAATAATCTTTTTTCTGGGTCATTATCTCTTGAATAACCAGTCATCATCTTTATACCATTAATAATTTCATAACGTACTGTAATAGTATTACCTTGAGCATCTTTAAAAGTTCCTGTACTTGTTGTTCTTTCTTTAGGTTTAAACATGTCTGGAGTATAAAACATGTTACTGCTAGGATTTATAAACATACCTTCATTAGCCGTAACTAATTCTTCACCTGTTTCTATATTAAACTTAGGTTTATTTTCTTCAAGCATTTCTTCTGAGTCCATAGTAGCATTTGTTTTATCTAATACTACACCCTTACTAGCTAGCCTTTGAAATAATGCTGGATTAGTTTTAGCTGCTGCTTGTACTTCTTTTATAACTTCATCCATCTTAGTAGGATCTTGGTATATATTAGAAGTTACTAATCCACCTGGAGCCATCTTTATAACAACTCCACCTTTAGCTAATCTTTGATTAACTGCACTATCAGTTTTAATTGTATGTGCAAGTTTATCTATTAGTCCACCTTTAGCCATTTCTTGAATGTCACCTTTTGAGCCATTCTTTGCATTACGCATTATACTTTCTAAAGCATCAACATCTACATCATTTAAACTTTGAGATTCTTCTATTGGATCTCCACCTATTCTACCTTCTTGTGACATTCTTGCTATTTCTATTTTAGCATTTTCTCGAAGGTCTTCAAAGAATTTTAAACCATAAAAACGTAATACATCAGCAGGTACAACATACTCACCTTCACTTAACATAGCAGGTACATCATCTCTTACTTCATTAGGAAAAGATCCTTCAGGTACTTCATTACCACTTATAGGATCTGTTACTTCACCACCAATAGCAAATGCTTTTACCATTTGATTATCCATCATACCCCCTTTGTTCATACCTTTAGTACTTAGCATTGGCATTAAAGTATTTATACCCCTACCAGAACTTAAAAAATTATCTAACTGATGCATTAAACCATCTTTTTCATTATATAAATATTCTTGTACTGTTTTTTGTTCTTGATCACTAAATTTTGAAACAGAAGCAGCTAACATTTTAGAGTCTTCAAGGATTTGTTCTTTTAATGCATCTCCTCTAAGACCACCACCTGCTTTACTTAAACGAAATTTAGCTATAATTTTGCCTAAATTATTATTATTTATATCTATATTTTTTTCTTCACCTTCATCTGTAAAGTGTTCTCTTAAATTTAATAAAACATTGCCAGTTCTTTTTCCTAAATCAAGACCACCTTCTGACGTAGTGTAAGCACCTGCTAATAAATGAGATAAAGTATCTTCATACCTATCTTGATTCATATTAGAATTATCAGATAAAGTATTAGAATTTGCATCAAACCCAGCCATGTTTATTCTTTCTTGGGCAGCTATACGTGCATCTTCTCTAGCTTTTGTTGCTTCATCATCTATACCTAAAAACTTTTCAGTGCCTGGTTGAACATAGTCAACTAGAAATTGCCCCATACTTGCCATTTAATTTAATCCTTTTTAAATATTCTACTCATTAAACCTGGTTTATTTAATTTAAGTAATTCATTTCTTAAAATATTTTGAGATTTTAAATTAAAAGAATTATTTTTTAAATATAACACGGGTACTTTTATAGATTCTTGAAATTCTTCAATAGACTTTAATGATTTATCCGAAGAAGATTTTAATCTTAATCTAGCCATTGGTCCTTCATCATAAATAGAACTAACACCACTGTAATTTTTTATTGGGTTTAAAATTAAATTACTTTGAAAAGTAAAGTCTTTATCACTATCCCAACTTCCCTCTACAAACTCTTCAAAAATATAATCTTGATTTTTATATTTTATAGTATCACCTTTTTTTATACTAGATAAATGTTTAAGACCAGGTATTTTTTTAAAAGATTTTTTTATAAACTTTTTTATTACTTTAATATCTGAAGTAGGTAAATTAAAATTTGGGTAAATTGAATCTCTTTGTTTAATATCAGCAATTTCTTCTCCTTTTGTTGGGTATGCATACCCTTCAAAAATTTCTAATTCTTCACCAGCTTCTTTTTTTGCAATATTTTTTTGTGTTTCAAATCTGTCTATAAAAGACATATCTTTTAATTGTTCTTGTGTAAGTTTATGAGATGC